ATATGGCGAACCTTGTAGAGTTATTAAATCACCAGATGGCAGGAAGTTTGGTTTAAGTCCAATACCTGATAAAGTATATAACATACACTTCTATGCATTTGATAAACCCACAAAACTTACAGCACACGGAGACACAGTTGTCTTCCCTGAACAATACACGAATGTCATAACTGCTAAAACTAGATACTATGTATGGCAGTTTAAAGAATCTCCACAACAAGCAGCATTTGCTATGGATGATTATAAAAAAGCACTAAGGAGTATGAAATCTAATTTGATTAATCCTACTCCTCGGACAATGACAGACGATAGAAGATACTTTTAATATATGGCAGCATCACAACCTTATACAGTAGCTTGTTCTGGTGGCTTAGTTAAATCTTCCAATGCGATTGATTTACTTAAAAGCCCCGGTGTAGCTCAAGAACTTCGTAACTTTGAAGTCTCTATTGAGGGTGGGTATAGACGTATAAATGGTTTTAGTCAGTTTGGTAGTGCTAAAGTTACAGGCAGTACTACAAATATATTAGGTGTTACACCTTATGCTGATGGTGTTATAGCTTGTGCATCTACAGGAATCTTTTTTAGTCAAGATGGAAACAGTTGGTTAAACGTAAGTAGAAGTTCTGTAGCAAATAGTGGTGATGACCATACAGCCTTTACAGGTAGAAGTACATTAACACGTACATCACAAGGTCAAGTAAGCTTTTCTTTATTTGAAGGAGCAGACTTTGATTATGGATTACTTGTAATTTGTGATGGAGCTAACAAGCCTTACTTTTTTAGAATGGAAGGTACAGGTGCTAACATCAATACAAGAACATTCTTTAGTGGTGAAGTTACTGTAACAGGTACTAAGTTTGCAACACATGGTGAGATACATGATAAACATTTAGTTGTTGCAGGTGTAGAAGATAATCTTAGTACAATATTTTATAGTAAACTTTTAGACCCTACAGATTTTAGTGGTACTGGCTCAGGTTCTATAACCTTATCAGACCAGATAGTAGGATTAAAAAGCTTCCGTAATGAACTGTTTATATTTTGTGAAAATAGTATATTTAAGATGGACTGAGAACAGTTGCTGGTACTGCAAGAATTGGAGACGTTGAGTTGGGTACAGTTAGTAAAGCTATCCAACCTTTACTGACAGACCTTGCAAACAACATTAATAGTTTTATTATTAGTAGTGTTGTTATTCGTGAGAAATCACAATATAGATTATTTTACACAGATACCTCTGTTTCAGGAAACCAACAACGAGGTATTATAGGAACATTAAGACCCAACGGATTTGAGTGGGGAGAAACAAGAGGGATAGAAGTTACCGAGATTGGTTCGGCATTTAACGAAAATGGTATTGAAAAGTATTTTCATGGTTCTACTACAGGCTACGTGTATAATCACGATACAGGTAATAACTTTGATGGCTCTGCCATTTTAGCAAGATATGCTACACCAAACTATGACTATGGAGATTTAGGTACTTTAAAAACTTTACACTTTGTAAAAGTATCTGCAAGTGCAGAAGGTATTGTAGAACCAAACATTCAAGTTAGATTTGATTATGGTAATACTAATACCCCACAACCTGTAGAACCTTTTGATTTAGGAACGATTAATCCACCTGCTATCTTCGGAGATGGTATATTTGCTACAACAATATTTGGTGGTAGTAACAATCCTTTAATTAGAGTTCCACTACAGGGCAGTGGACACAGTAATAATTTTACTTTTATAAGTAATGATACTAAAGCACCTTACACAATTAATGGTCTTTACGTAGACTTTATACCTTCAGGCAGGAGATAAACAAACATGGCAAGTTACACTAGACAGAGTTCGTTTGCAGATGGTGATACAATCACTGCAGCATTATTTAATAATGAATTTAACCAACTCGTAAACGCTTTTCACAACTCTACAGGGCACAAACACGATGGCACAACAGCCGAAGGACCTGTTATAGGACTGATAGGTGATGCAGGAGAAACTTCTCCGAACAACAAAGTACTGATAGATACAACCAATAACTTTATTGAGTTTTATGTAGAAGTCTCTTCAGCTCCTGTACAACAGTTATATATAGCCGATGGTGCTATTATACCTGTTACAGACAGTGATGTTGACTTAGGTACAACAAGTTTAAGATTTAAAGATAC